CTAAACGTTTTTTATACCTACTACCTTACGTTTGGGGCACCCTTGGGACACAACGTCAGAAAAACTGTTATTCAGCATTTCTACCTGGTTGCGGTCCATCTCTCCGATCCACTTCGAGTAAATCTCGTAAACCATCTTTGCATTCTCGTGGCCCATCTGTCCGGCGATGAAAGACGGATTAGCTCCGGCAGTTAAAAGCCAGCATGCGAAAGTGTGGCGCGACTGGTAAGGGCGTCTGCTCCTGATTCCCGCCTTCTTTAATCCAGCCTCCCAACTATACCCCAGAGATTGAGAGCCATAATACTTCGTTTCCCCGCGCCAGTTTTTGGGCGGGATAAACACGAACCGCAGTTTTTGTTGTTCAGTTAACCCATGTTCGCGGTGATGGAAAGTGATTTCGGTTTTGCTTAATGCGCCAGTTAGCTTGAATTGCTCACGTAAGGCGTTCAGCGCAGGCTCAAGCAGGGTTACAGTTCTGATCCCCGCTTCGGTTTTGGGTGGCACAAACAGGCCCTCATTAGTTTGATTACGCCTGACGTGAAGCTCACCCTTATCAAGGTCCACATCCTCCCAGGCTAAAGCTGTAAGCTCTCCATGCCGAAGGCCGGTAAAGATAGCTGTAGTCCAAAGCAAAGCATACCGAGGAGATAACGCTTTTATAAAACCTTCGTACTCACTCTGGAGAAGTGGATCCGGGTCTCTCCTGGAGCGCTTAAGCATCTTTATACCTTCGTGAGGGTTATGCTCGATAAAGCCGCTCAGATTCGCCAGCTTGAGCAATGCAGTCAGGTTGTTCATCAGGCCGTTGACCGTGGATACAGCGCGACCTTTTCTTTTAAGCCAGGGCGCGTGATCGCTAAATGTGTTACCAGTTAACAGTGCGTTCCTATAATTCAACAGATCGGTATGCTGAATATCCGCAATATGCGTATTACTTCCAACAATAGCGCAAAGCGTTGCTATACGTGATTCTGCGCCTCTGTATGACGCAGCTGAGACCTCAAGCTTTTTGGCATTAAGATAAACTTTGCACAATTCACCGAAGGTTTTAATTTTTTGTGTTGTGGTGAATTTTTTAAGCGCCTTTGATTCAGGAAAGTGCTTTGCATAGTCAAATTTACCTTGCTGAATCTCACTCATGATTAAAGCACGGAGATTGCCCGCTTTTTTTATATTGCTATTTGATACAGTCCAGCCCCGCAAAACTTCGCGGCAACGTATGCCGCGATATAGAAAGCTAATTCTTATTCCTTTCCCATGCAGCTCTACGCCAGCAGGCATATTCATTATGTTTCCCCGACAAGCCTATTAATCCTGGTGTAGTTGTAGAGAAGCGTTACCCTTCCTTCTGAAGCTTTTGGATCTGGTGGGTGCTTCTTATAATGAATGCCCTCGATCCATCTCCCCTCCCGGTAAGATTTAATTTGCCGGGGAGTCATATACATCTTCGCTACAATTCCCTTTTCCATCACCCATTCATCTTCTTGAGTAATATCGGCCATAAATAACCTCATGGCCGGGAAACTATAATCAGTTCCCCGGTTTAATGTTGATTATTGGAAATCAGTTCAGTTGTGTTTTTGTGTAATTCAGTCGTTCCATGCTTCCAGTTCGTTTTCGATCTCCTCGTCGATTTCGTCGTTGGTAGCTTCTTCGTCCAGGTAGTCACGCGCCTCTTTCAGATACTGTTCATGGCGCTCACGATACCAGGCTGAAAATTCTGGTGACCAGCCGTTCAGCTCACCGTCATAGTCAACCTTAGCGTTACGTTCAGCCATTTTCTCGACCATGCTGTAAGCGGTGGTAAGTGCCGCTTCGCGGATATATCCATGTAGGTCGCTCTTGCGCCAGAACGGATTAACCTTAGAATCGCAGATAGGTTTAAACTCTACTTCCCAGCGTCTGATGCAGCGTGCGTTTAGAGATTTGCTCATCGAGAAGCCTCCGCGCGAAGTGCGCTGTATGCGCGCAGTACGTGAGGTGTTTTACCGGAAATAACCGTTTTTAAAATAAAGAATCCGCTACGCTTTGAACGAACGGAAGGAGCCAGAAATAAAGCAGTATCAACGGCGCGATTGTGTAGCCGGAATTCGAATACCGTACTGGTGACAATCGCAGTTGCTATTACACCTTTATCAATAAATTCTATTTTCATATTTGTTATTTCCTTTTGCAGGATTGCTAACTGAAACTGATTTTATTTATTCCAGAACGAAGGCCGTAATTGGGCTGTTGCTGGTCTGGCTGGTAATGAGTTTCGGAATGATGACTTTGCAGCTGTGAGCGTTTCTTTCTTCTTTTGCTTTTCATTGCATACAGGGCAGTAATAGGCTTGCTTACGGTATGCACCCTTTCCGATGGGGCGATACTGCAACTCTTCGCGTGCAAAGGAGCCGCCGCAGCTGTAGCAGTGGAGTGTTTCGGTTTCCATATTTATTCCTGTATTAAGGTGTGTGGATACCTGCCATTTAAGGCATTAATTCATTTTTTCGATAATTAAAATGAAACTTCGGTATTTACTTTATATTGCCCTGTAAGCAAGTCAGCATCGACGGAAATTAAATCCCCGTACAGGTCGTAATTTAAAACTACGTCCCGAAATTGAAGTCCGGAAAGTGAATCCGTGCGACCACAAAACATATGGTCTTCTTCGTGCTTTGTTGCTTCATGAATATCTTTTATTGACGCCATGGCATCAGACCACATGCCACTGTTACCAATAAATTGCGCAATAGCGAGTTTGCTTTGAGCTGCTTTAACCATCGGGTTGCTTTGCAGAAAATTAGCCATTAAACACCCCCGTAACATGCAGAATTTTGATAATGGTCGCTGACCAGGCAACAAGGCAGATGGTCAGAACAATAACCAGTGAACGAATGCCATTTCTGCTCATACTCCACCCCAGCACTGAACGCTTACCGATGCGACCACAACCAAAAACGGAACAACCTTCAACCAGAACCGGCGCCATGCTGGCTTGTCTTCGTCTCGAATCATCTCATTTCCCTCATGCGTATTGAGTACCTAACAGACCTTGCAATGCAGTGCCGGGTGCCTCCCGGTGATACCAGCCAGTTAACAACTAGTACCGACAGCTTCTTTTCCACCCCACTCTTTTCAGAAACGAGTGTTACCGCTTAACTGTGCCGCGTGCGCATAGCCGCATTCACTGCATTGCAAAGCCTGTTGATTTTTAGCCTTCAGGCGGCCAACCGAACGTTTTTTTCTTGCCAGTCACTGTGCAGTGATAGGGTTGATGGTCTTAGGTTAGCTATGGCTAACAAGTAGGTCAAGATGTTTTTGTTTGCCATGGCTAACAATTTTACTGTGGTTTACTAGCCTAATGATAAATAGGGAGTTTTAAATCGAAGCGAAAAAGCAGAGAGAACCCGGCCTTGGCCGAGTTGGGGGTTAATTTGATTTTGGTTTGTTCTTTCTCTTTCGAGTCTCAAGCATTTCTTCAAATAGTCGATTAAAGTTTTCGACTCGTGCACGCATTAGCTCTAGTTGGGAGTCTTGCTCTGATTCTGGTAAAGCGTCGAACAACTCTATCAATTCCCTATGACGATCATCCAGTGGCGACTCCTCGGCAGGTAATGAATCTGGCGCCTGTTCGTCATCGCCAAAAAGAATCCAGGTAGGGGAGCATTTTAGTATCTTGCTCAGTGCAAAAAGGTTTTTCCCAGTAGGCTCGCTGTCGTCTCGTTCCCATTGCGAAACTGAGACATGGGAAATCTTCAACGCCTTGGCTAACGTGCGCTGAGTGTGGTTTAAGTCTTTCCGGCGCGCTCTGATGCGCTCCCCGATCGATAGATTTTTCATTTCCATAGTTAGCTAATGCTAATTCTTCTTGACTAAGTTTTTGTTACCTTCTATTTTGTTAGCCATGGCTAACATGAGAGGTTCAAAAATGTACAAATCGGATGCTCTTTCCTTCTTTGGCACTAAAACACGGCTTGCTAAAGCCGCTGGGGTCCGTCTTTCTTCAATTTACAAGTGGGGTGAACTTGTACCAGAAGGGCGCGCGGCACGTCTTCAGGCTGCTTCTGAAGGTCAACTTCATTACGACAAAGATGTTTACGACCAATATCGTAACGAAAAACGTTCTGGTGAGGTGAATCATGAAAATCAGGCATGAACGCATTCGCGAGGCCATGAATGCCTGGGCGCTTTATCCTGGTGGCCGTAAAACGCCTGTATCGGCTATTGTCGACGCGTATTTCTCCATGGGCATGACTAAGCCAGAGTTGTATGACGAAAGCCACCCTGACGCACTGAGCCGCAATATCCAGAAGATTTACCGCTGGGTTGAAAGTGATTCACCTGCATCAATCGAAAAAATCGCGCAGCTTCTCCCGGCAATTGAACGGGCTATGCCGCCGTTACTGCTGGCGCGGGTGCGTAGTTATTACTCCGCAACTTTCCGGGAACTGCTTCACCGCAAACAGCGTGTCGACGACGAAATGGAAGCGCTGTTCGGCGCAATGATTGCTATCTCTGACCGGATTGCTGATGGCGGCCCCTCCGGTAACACGCTGATTCACTAAGCGAGGTTCAACCATGCGTAACCAGTCTGCTGCTGAATTGATTGCTCGCCTGAAACGAGCGTATCCGGCGTATGAGCCGTCTGAAGGAGATTGTGCAGGCACTGGCATTCCTAAGGTCGGTTCTCGCTTCCAGCACAGACACAAAGGCCACAGGGTGACGGTACTCACAGCGACAGAGAAAGATGTTTCCTACCGCAAAGCCTGCGGGGCTGTTGGCTGGGTGGGGTTGAGAGAGTTTTTACGGCTACACAATGAGGTTTCGGAATGAACAATCAGGTGTTTGAAATTGTTCAGGCCATGTCGGGGCAGGGGAACTGCATAACGATCCCCGGACCGTATCTGGATTTCTTTGCAGGAGACAGGCAACAGTATTTGCTGGCGGCCATTCTCAATCAGCTGGTGTTCTGGTCTGGCAAGTCGAGTCTGGAAAATGGCTGGTTTTACAAAGAGCACGCAGCGCTTGCCAAAGAGATTCGCGCCAAAGATGGCGACGTGGTCAGAAAAGCAATGTTCAAGATTACAGAGCAGTACCTGGCGGGGGTTATTGAGGAAGAACTTCGGCAGGTAAGCGGCACGCCGAAGAAGCATTACCGCGTCGATCAGGAAGCGTTAATCGCCAAAATATTCCCGCAAGGGGGAAATTTAAATAAACCATTGAAAGATATGGATTCGGCTCAAGAGCCGAATGGAAACGGCTCAAGAGCCGAATCGAAGCAAGTGATTGAAAATAATGGAAACGGCTCTCAAGCCGAATGCATTCGTCCCAAGAGCCGAATGGAAACGGCCCAAGAGCCGAATCCTGGAAACGGCTCTCAAGCCGAATCCTATCTCTATACAGATCTTAAAAACAGATCACTACATACAGATCATAAAAACCACGCGGGCGCGACTCTCCCTGTGGATAACTTTGCAGAGTCAGGACGTGAACCGGTCATCCCGGAAGCAAACATTCCTGACGCTACCGAAGACAGTAACCTGGCTACCGATGATGACTTCGATCTCGCGATGTGGTTCTGGTCGACCATCGTCGAAATGTACGAACGCGCCGCCGAATTCGACGGCTGCCTGGCAAAGCCGAAGGAACCAAATTTTGTTCGCTGGGCTCAGGAGGTTCGCTTGCTACGCCAGGAACACGGCTGCAGCCACGACCACATTCGCACCATGATTGAGCGAATTCAGCGCGACCAGTGGTGGTGCGGAAAGGTTCAGGACATGCCGACGCTACATCGTAAATGGCCTGAGTTGGTGCTGAAGTTGTGCCCGGTAAATCTCGCAACCGGCGGCAACCTCGGTTTTAGCGGCAAGGTTCAGGCAGATATTCCTAAGGGTTTCAGGGGCTAAGGAGTTTTTTCAATGAAAACAACCAAATCCAAGAAAACACAATACAGCGGTGAAATCACGATGATCGAATTTATCAAGGCCAATCCTGATTTGACCACTAGGGAAATCGCCGCTGCGCTGGGGCGCGGTATGTCCTCGGTGAATGGTCAGCTTCGCCAGTTGCATGGAGCAGGCAAGGTTACCCAGAACGGCCTACGCAACGGCGCAGCCTTGTGGCGCTTTAATGACATGCCGTTTGGCTGCGCGAACCGTATCCGCATGATGTTTGAAAACCTACTGAAGGAATATCGCGGGGTCGCTCAATGAAATTACAAAAATGCCCGGATTGCGGCGCCGTTCCAGAATTTCACTGGAAAGATTATACGTTTGGCTCTTGCTCTGGCGCCCTGAAATGCCCGTATGACCATTACCGGGTCCAGCACAGTTACTGGGCTGGTGGAAAGAACAAAGCCAGACATGCTCTGGAACAAAAATGGGCGGAAGCGGTGAATAAAAAAGAGGTTAAAAATGGCTAAAAACTCAATCGACGCTTACGGCGCCAGCGGCAAAACGAACGTTTTAACGTTCAAACCGGAAAGTTTGCATCTGGTTACCGATAAAGCCCATCCCCTCTACGATGAGCGTATCCACCTGCCTATCAGCGAGGCTATGGTGCTGAACATCATGGACCAGGGCGTTCTTGAGCCGATTATCGTCTGGAAAGATCCGGAGACAGGGCTGTCTTGTGTGGTTGATGGTCGCCAGCGTGTGCGCCATACACTGGAAGCCAACAAGCGTCTGTCGAAAGATGGCAAAGAACCGTTACTGGTACCGGCAGTCGCTAAACGTGGTTCCGCCATTCGCATGGCGCAGGCGATGGTAAGTGCTAACGAAATCCGCCAGGCAGATACGCCGCTGGGCCGAGCAAAGAAAATGGCTGATGCGCTGGAGCGCGGGCACGATGAGGACGATTTAGCACTGATGTTTGGCGTGAGTGTCCAGACAGTACGCGCAACGCTGTCGCTACTGGATGCCACCCAGGCAGTTCGCGATGCAGTTGAGTCTGGAATTGTCACCGTTACCCAAGCCCGTCAGCTGGCATCACTTAAACCTGAAGAGCAGCGGGAGAAGGTCTCTGAAATCGAAGCGGCAACTGCTGGCACAACCGGCCATGAAAAAGCCCGGCGTCAGCGTCAGATCCTCGGTGATGCAAAGCCGCGCCTGAAAACCCGCAAAGAAATCACAAAAGCCCTGGAATCTGCCGAGGGTGAGTATGCAAGCGCACTCCGTTGGGTGCTTGGGGAGGAATCATTATGAGCAAAATAGGCGATCATTTCTTTGAATTTCCGGCGTCGCGTGGAACTCAGGGTGGTTCAATTGTCCTGATGCTGACAGTACCTGCACGAACACTAACGAGAGTCCTCGCCAGCGATAACTATGGGGACACCCTTGATCGATCTCAGCGAGAACTGAACCCAGCTAGGGCGAAAAAGTTTTATCAGTATCTCGTTGAAGCATACGAAAACAAGGAACCATTCATTATTCCGCCGCTTGTAGGTAACTGCGACTCGTATGTTGAGTTCGAAGAGTTCGGAAACACTAATGTCGGGGTGGCCCGTTTCCCGCTGGATGCAGAGATTAAATTGTTTGATGGTCAGCATCGTGCAGCCGGTATTGCGGAGTATTGCCGCACCATTGATGAACCGATCCATGTCCCGATGATGCTTACTCTCCAGTTGCCACTGAAGACGCGCCAGCAGTTCTTCTCCGACATTAACAATAATGTTTCGAAACCTTCTGCGGCTATCAACATGGCCTATAACGGGCGCGATAAGAACGCGCAGGAGATGGTCAGCTTTATCAGTTCACATGACGTCTTTTCTGAAGTCACCGATTTTGAGCACAACGTCGTTCCAGCGAAAAGTGATAAGTGGGTGAGCTTCAAGGCCCTTAGTGATGCCACTGCAAAATTTTCAGGTTCATGTTCGCAAGATGACCTGGAGGGGTTGTGGAATGCCTGGCTGATGCTGACTGGTTTAGATGATATTCGCCGCGGTACGAATCAGGCCGAGTACAAACGCGAGTATATCCAGTTCCATGCTGTGATGATCAACGCCTTCGGCTACGCAGTGCAGAGGTTAAGCGAAGGTCGGGGAGTTCGCGGGGTCACGCTGATGATTGAGGACCTGGTAATGAATACCGGCATTGCCGATCGTGAAGATTTCTTCCTCATTTCATCATGGGATGGTATTTGCGCCAGCTGCGAGAAATCCAGGCCAACGGTCATTGCGAATGTCTCATCTCAGAAAGCTGCTGCATCACGCCTGATGGATGCCATCGTGAATAAAAACTTGTCTGTTAGCCGCGGTAAGGAGGCCAGCCATGACTGAGGCTGAATTAGCGCTTGAACGAGCAAAAAAGCTGGCGTTCTTAATGACAGAGCGTTTCAGTATGAACCCCATTAGCGCCAAACTGCTTAATGAAGCATGGCGTCTTGCATTCCCTGACGAAGTAGCAGTGGCTAGGCGCATGAGGGCGCTGGTAGAGGCGCTGGAGAAGGCGCAGCAGCGCATCTTCGAGCTGGAGTCAAAGCTAGCTAATCCGGTGCAATTGCCAAAAACAAACGGCTACTGGACTGAGCAAGAAAAGGGTTATGAAGAAGCTATTACGCTCGCGAAGCGACAAGTTCGGCTTGCTGGATTCCGGTGTGAGGGGGATGAGTAGATGGCTAAGCCACTTAACAAGCGCGAACGCGAATATATCAAACCGGCTGTCATTTATGACTGGGAAATTCATCTTTGGCCAGGCCGCAAAGATGGTGTCTGGGATGGCGATAAGATACTGCCAGTAAAGGTTGGTGCTATGGCTGAATCACTGATTAAAAGGGGGTATCTGGAAAGGCTTGGGAATGTAATTCGTGCCACCGAAAAGACGAAGGCGCTGAAGTGCCGCGCAGGTAACTGTTTATATGGTCGCCTTTATGACGATAACGATGTGGATTCGGGGAAGTGCCCTGATTGTGACGGCGGAATGATGTTTGAAGGAGCCAACCAATGACCAGCAAATTAACCAGAGAAGAGAATGTTCAGGCTGTCTTTGATTTAAAAGCCGGCTACACATTGGGGCTCGCCGATGTAGAGATTCTCAAGCGAGTGGCCCGCATTGCGCTGGCCGCAATGGACAGCGAGCCGGTGGCGTGGCTCTGGTCTCGGGACGGGGACGCTGAGCGGGATGTGTCGTTGACACCACCAGATGACGATGACGATGCCGCCATGCTCAACCATCCATCAAGCATTCAGCCCAACACTGACGCAGCTCCCAGCACTGAAATCAAACACCCGTCAAGCAACTCTCCGGTAATCGGCATTGATCTGGCATCCGGTCCAGACCGCACTGTTGAGGTTCGCTATGTTGCACCTCCTGGTTACGTGATGGTGCCGAAGGAGCCGACAGAAACGATGATAAACGCTTGGTTATCAGAGGTCGCGAACTGGCGCGGTCACGTAGCTGGTTATAAAGCCATGCTCGCAGTCGCTCCACAGGAGGTGAAATGATGGACTCTTTACTGGAAGACACCTGCAAGCGTGTCATTGAGCTGGAAGGTCTGCTGCTGGTGGTCGTTGTATAAACCCGCTGTTGCGGTTTTTTTCTTTCTGTTAGCACGCTTCGGCAACTTTGTGCCGCCACCGTTCGTTGAGGTACTGGTGATGGGCAATTTTCCTGAGTTATGTCAGAAAAGGGACGCAGCCGCATGATGTATTAAAAAGCTGAGATTGCAACTGTATCTGAAATTGTTGAATTAAATTCATGTGGTGCGCTTATTAATATGTGCTTTAGTTTAAATGATTTGGAAACTTCTCAATTTGAAAATAGTTGAATCTTTACTCCATTAAAGCTGCTATTGTCTCCTGTAAAATGGAACCATCAAGTACCGGAGCCTTCTGTTACTTGATTTTTAAGTCTTTTACTTAGGGATGACTGAGGATTTATCATGGCAAATGATTCACGAGGAAATGAGGTGGTTTTCAACCGCGCATATCTAAACTTGTGCTCTAAGAATAAGAATTTAAGTACATTGGTTATAGCCAGAGAGTTTAAGGATGATAATATTGTTGGATGTTTTTCTTTTGGCCTTAAAAAACTAATCGATATTGAGTCAAAGTGTTTGTTTTTGCGCTATAAGTACCCATGGCCAGATTTTGAAATTGAACTGGTTAAAAATAAAGGCGGTGATTACGAGTTCATGCTTTTTCATAATGATTTTCTTAAAGGTAGTGAGGTTTAAGTTAGTTATAACGATTTTTTTAATCAAATCGGATTTAATTTAATTGTTTATGTTAGACATTTTTTACCTTGAGCTTGTCTAAGGATAACATTCGAAGAGTGTCGCACGCTTGCCCGACTACTTTAATCGAACAGTTTTGATGTCACTGCTCGATTAAATTTGGCCATTACGTAATCATATAAGGTCTCGTCAATATGACTTGTTTTACCACTCATGAGTTGGGCGATTTTTGTTTACTGTGACCTAAGACTCTGTCTCTCTTTAGAGAACATGACTAAAAAACCCCATAGATTCAACCCGCTACGGTGGGTTTTGTTTTCCCATGACTGATAAAAATTAACGTTTTGTGCTCTTAAGATATTGCTCATTCAGTGAGTTAGGTGTACTGTGTATTTATACAGTGTTTAGGTGGGTGATACTATGAGAATCGAAGTAACCATCGACAAGACTAAAAAACTGCCAGAAGGGGCCATTCCCGCCCTTGAAGTTGAATTGCTGCGCCGTCTTCATCAAAACTATGAAGGCTGCAAACTAAATATAAGGCGCTCAAGTACTGACGGGTTGACCGTTCTGGGTGGCGCTGACGGCGATAAAAAGAGCATAGAGCAAATCCTGCAGGAAACGTGGGAAAGTGCCGACGACTGGTTTTATTGAGCGGTAAGAGAGTGGCGGGAATGCCGCCATTGTTAACTTTTTACGCCATCTTTAGCGCGGTTATTTCTTAAGTGTGGTAACTCGTTGGCCGTGTTCGTTGCAGGTGGAGTGTTTCCAATGAGGTATTTATGGAAATACCGGATGATTTATTTCCAGGATTCAAAGAGCATACCGGGCCTGTCCTTGTTTATGTGAAAAATGGGGTTGTGGAGAGGGGCTTCCCGCTGCGCAAAGATGAGTTTGTCACCTCGCTCAAATCCCTTGATGAGGCCCGTAAAAAAGCCGGTCTTCCCCCTGTAAGTCAGGACTAAAATTAGCTATATTAATTACGGGTCTGAACAACCCTTCTTGCCAGTCGCTGTGCCACGGAGAAAAACCGATGGCGCAGAAGAACCACTCTCAAAAGCTGTACCTCCTGTCACCGGCTATCAAATATGCTGGTGTTTCCGTTTGTCTGTCGCACCCAGGTGGTGCGATATGAGAGATCCCCGTCGCAGATGCAAAGCACCCGGCTGCGGTGCCTGGTTTAACCTTACCTATTCGAATGTTTACTGGTGCTGCGAAGAGCATAAGGCCCAGTACCTTGCGCATCAGCGCGAGAAACAAAAGGTTAAGGCACAAAACAGGTTAAAAAATAAACCCGTTCACCATATTCGCCCTGAACCAAAGACGGCTGAAAAATCCCTTAGTCACTGGCTGGAAGTCACCGAGCGCGTGGTTAATACCCTTTGCCGTGAAATGGCCCTCGTTAATGGGGAGGGGTGTATTTCCTGCGGTACTCAGGACGCCAAAGTCTGGCATGCGGGGCATTACAGAACCGTTGCTAAAGCCTCTCATCTGCGGTTTACCCGCATCAACATCAACCTGCAGTGTGATGACTGCAATGTCGGAAAGTCCGGGAATATCAAAGCTTACCGGGTCGGGCTGGTGGAAAAAATCGGTGAAGCCGCAGTTCAGGGGCTTGATAACGACAACCGGATTCACCGCTGGACCATCGAAGAGCTGGAAGCCATCCGCCTGCAGGCTTACGCCGACTTACGCGTACTGAAAAAAGCGCAGGAGGCCGCATGACTAATCCTTACTGCGAATCCCTCTCAACCCTACGCAACGCACCATCCCATTACTTAAAAGAGGTTGGTGACCAGTGGCGAACGCCGGATCCGCTTTTCTGGGGTATCAACGCGATGTTTGGCCCGTTGATGCTGGACCTGTTCGCTGATGACAGCAATGCAAAATGTCCTGTCTGGTACACCGCAGAAGATAATGCGCTGACACAGGACTGGTCGGAAATGCTGGACTCAATTGGTGGCGCTGCATTTGGCAACCCCCCTTACAGCCGTTCTCAATACCACGAAAAGCAAGCCATCACTGGCATGACTCACATCATGAACTACGCAGCAGCGCAACGAGAGAAGGGCGGCCGCTATGTGTTCCTGGTCAAATCCGCAACGAGCGAAACATGGTGGCCAGAAGATGCGGATCATGTTTGCTTTATCCGCGGGCGAATTGGTTTCGATCTGCCTGTCTGGTTTAAACCCGCCAACGACAAACAAAGGCCGACCAGCGCGTTTTTTGCTGGTGCCATAGCTGTATTTGATAAGACCTGGCGAGGCGAGAAATTCAGCTACATCAACCGCACCGAACTGGAAGCGAAAGGCCACGCGTTTATGGCGCTGGCGCAGTTTGCCATTGATAAGAAGGTGACCGCATGAGCCGTGACGCAATCGAGCGGATCCGCTACCGCTGGAAAAAGCTTCGTCTTTGCCGTCATCGCGGCACTGTATTAGTTGACTACCGCATCCTCAAAAACTTTATACGCACCTGCCAGATCCGGGGAGAGACAGCATGACTCCAATGCAACGCCGTAGACAAAATGCCGCTATGTCAGAAGTCGCGGTTGCCACGCATAAACGATACCTCGGACGCCCAGAATTGCTTACCGGTATTCAGTCTGCCTGGATTAAATCCCTGCTCACTGTCTGGGGGGAGAGTCTACGAGGTGCTACTTTTCCCCGCAAGCCTACAACGCATTCATGCTGGTGGGCCATCAAAGGGGTCAGATGGTCAGACAAAGCTCTGGAGCGTTTCACTGCTGCGCTTGAACAGGCAAGGAGGGAGGGATTTCGCGGGCCTAATGCCCTGAAGAGGGCTCAGATAATTTTATGGCCAAAGCCAGAGACTAGCGTCATAGACAGCGCTATCAGTGATGATGATGCTGATTTTGTGGAGAAATGCGTGCTCGATGCCTTTGATGTTAACGACCCTGTTTATATTGTTGGGCTGAGCTATTACACGACGAGAAAAAAAATATCTGATATTACCAGGGAGCTTCAGAAGATAGCCCCATGGCTGACGGCAGACCAGGCAAGAGAGCGCGTGAAATGGTGCCTTAAGATATTTCAGGGAAGGGCATTTCTATCTGCACGCAAAAACCTGAGGAGTTAG